TTTCTGCTGTCTGTGTTGTGCCCTCCCGCTGGGCGTTTTCTTGTCGGGCTTCAACTTCGGCCAAGTTTTGCACCAGCCTTAGCTGACCGGTGGACGCTCGCTTTATCGGCTCATTGCTCACTCGGCAGTAAGTAAGTATGGCAGTTTCGCTTTTTAATTTCTTCGTATGAATTGTTTCAACGTGTTCTGACATGCCTGAACCATTGAATTGTCTCTGAAGTTGTTTAGAGTTGGGGTCTGAGAAGCGGTATCCGCAGTTGCGACACAAATAACGTTGCACTGGGCCAAAGGCTGTTTCTCGTATTCCGTCTTTCCATGTTTTGGCTGAGCTGCATTGTGGGCATGGGGGGCTGGTGCCGGTGGACCCTTGGCGTTGGTCCAACTTCCCGTTGTTTATGGAACCGGCTTTGCCGAGTGCAGACAATGAATTCGCAGCAGCAGACGTTTCTTTGTGGAAGCCAGCCACTCCCCATCGCTTCAGAGATTCACTTGCCTTTTATTTGAAGAAGAACTCGTCTCTGACGTTCTCGCTTACTTTGATGAACTTTCGAAATTTGCAGAAGGCTAGAATGCGGCTGAGCAGTGGATCCCCTTTGTTTTCGAATTCTTTCTTAAAGCCGAGTCTGCCGATGGCTACTCGGATTTCTACAGCTTCGCCGTCTCCTAAAACCTGATAGAGGCCCTGCTTGTCTCCAGCATACTCTTCGAGGACTTCCCAATCCTCAATGATATTTACCAAATTGGTTTCACCTTGATTGTCTTGCAGGCTCAGTTTAAATAGATTCTTGCTTCGCAAAGAGATGATAACTTTGGAGGGCTCGCAAAGTTATGTATCTCTTTTCGGACATATGTCAAGATTCAAGAAAAGAAGAAAGCATGGTTATCAGCTCTAGCAGCAGCTTTTCTTGGGCAGTTCTAACGAGATCGTTCATGTTTATGTCGTCTAGTTTTAGTGCTGCTTGGGCTCGGACGGTCAATTCGTAGAGGGGCGAGTTAGAGCCGGCTTTTGTCCGTCTCGTTCCTTTCTGCGCTATCCAATGCTGCTGGCGTAAAGCTTTCATTCGTCTGTCGATGCTCGGGTATTTGGTGTGCCTGAAGCCTTTGATTCTCCTAATTTCAAGGTACATGTCATAGGATGTCAGAAGCTCTTTTGCATCAAGAATCCTGAATATGACGCGGTTAAGTTTGGCTTCTCGCCCCTTGAAAACTGAGAGTCTTCCACAATTCCTCTTGCTCCTCTCCACACGCCAATCACCATGGCCCGGTCAAGAAAATTTGTGTGGAAGTTGCTATTTACATTAATAGACATGTTTTTGTGTGGCGAAACCCTCGAGAAAACGTTTCGGCGGGCAGAAACGCCCCTAGCGGAAAATCTTTCGGCTGGCAGATATTTAAATGGGATTTGCATTTTTGTGTTAAAATTCAAGTGTTTGAAGCTTTTCAGGGGCTGATTTTTGCGGGAGGTATTCGGCGGGCAGAAACGTTTTAACGAGGACCGTTTTCACTTTAGATCGTGGCGGCAGCTTTGGAGAGCAAGACGAAGGGCACAATGATTCTTCGTTGCGGCGGGCGCTTCTACAAAGTTCTCAAAGTGAGAAGCGCTGGGGAAAATTCCTATTTGTTTGAGTGCAAAGACCTTGATTCACGCGAGAACAGAGTCTTCCAGTATAAGATGCTTGGTTTGCTCGAAGCGCTTGAGCGTGCCACTTCAATAATGAAGGGACCGAAAGACATTTTCTTCCTAGACTTGGATCACAATGGCGAATGGAAAATCGTTACGGAGGACCAGATAAGTAAGCTTAAACGCTAGCGGGTTCAGAATTAGGCAGTGTTTTCTTGGTCAGTACGATGACGAGCGAGCCGTTTTGCGCAGTAATTTTCATTTCTAAATCCCGCTTGAGAAAGGGCTTGATCAGCTCATGGAATTTTCTGGGAATGTGCAGAGAGACGCGTTCGTACTCGTACACGCGCTTGCTGTTCAGGTACCGCTTCCTAGAAACTCTACGCTGAATCCTAACCAACTTACCTAGAGAATCCGCCTTCTCAACTCTTCCGTTGAAGCTCAGCTGTGGATACTCTCACTGTGAAGGATTCATTTGGACTGGTAAAAAGCCAGCGATCCAACGACATCCCGAGACAGTACAGAGAGTAGAGTTAAAGTGATGCACACTAGGATAGGTCGGGTTCGTCCAGAAATAGACTGGGCACACAAAACAGTTAGGTATTTAAACCAATTCCGATAATTCTAGCAAACGGGGATTCAATTAGTGAAATATTGGCTTTGCATAAGTAATGAAGCAAATTGGAACGTAGCAAAGAACAAGAATATCTGGGGGTTTTCCGAAACTAACCGAAGGCAGTTGGAGAGGGTAAAAAGCGGAGACTATCTGGTCTTCTACGTGAAGCCAAGCAGAATTGGTGGGATATTTCAGATTCTCGAGTCCTTTGAAGACGACAAAGGGATATTCAATTCCTCAGAGTTCGGCGGAGAGAAATTTCCCAATCGCGTTCGTCTCAAGCCGATCCTAGCTCCGAATAAACTCATGGATTTCAAGCCCTTGATCAAGAAACTGGATATCATCCGAAGGAAAGACAAGAAATGGGGAACTTCATTATTTGGAAGAGCCGTAGCACCTCTCTCGAGCAAAGACTACACAGTTATCTCAACTTCCTTGAAAGAATTTTCAGAAACAAGTACCTAATTACAAATGCATAAAACCACACTTCTTCTCAGAAGCTTCTCGAGAGTTTGTGCAAGTCGCTACTTTTATAAAGCTTCTGAATGTGATAAAACTGAGGAGTTCCGATTGAAGGAGATTCGTGGGGCTGTCTTTCCGCTTCCGCATGACGCAATTGAACGGTTACTTACAGGAGAAAAAGATGTATTTGTCAAGTTTGGTCGCTTCCTATATCTTTCCAGTGGACAGAAATTGCTTTTTTACGACTCAAGCGTTCATGCGATCGTAGGTGAAGCAGAGATCTTTGAAGTTCTTTGTACAAGTCCTGCAGATGTATGGAGTAAATATGGACAACGACTCTTCCTCAGCAGAGATGAATTTGATAAATATGTGTCGACCACACCGCTTGGTCCTCGGAATACAGCACGCGCACAAGACAAAATAGTCACTGTCCTCATTTTGAGAAAACCCAAGAGATACTCCAGCCCGAGAAAACCTGAAAAGAGAATGAACATGATCGGGCACTATCTGCGTGAGTAAACTTTTCGAACTCGCGCGAGAAGAAACAGGTGCTGGAAAAAGTTCATCCGCAAATTTAATAGGACTCCCAAAGATCTTTATCTATGGTCTATAGTGAAAGCGACTTAATAGTCCCTGCACTCAGGTCATTGAGTAGGGCGCCTAATGGCCTGACAACTTCTCAATTAATCAAACTCCTTACGCGAGTGATGAGGCCCACAGGGAAAGACGCCAAAATCATCCAGGGAAGAAATGACACCTATTTCAGCCAAAAAGTCAGAAACCTCACTGGAAGTCATCGCAATCTCGACGGAAAAGGACTCGCCACTTTTCGCAATGGAGTCTCTATGATAACCAGAACCGGAAGAAGCTATTTGAAGAAATACTCGAATAAGAACCAAAACATTCTTCTATCGTTAGAAGATCAAGGCTTCGCCGAATCAGACATAGATCTACAAGCTCAAAGAGACTTTTCTCGTGTCATTATAGAAGAAGGGGCGATGGAGAAAAGAACCGTGGCACAGAGAAGACGCTCTGAGACTCTTCGAAACATCGCCGTTCAGGAATTCAGGAAAAACCATAATGATAAAGTCTTCTGCGAGGCATGCGGTTTTGATTTCTCAAGTAAATATGGGCAATACGGCCGCGATTTCATTGAAGTTCATCACAGCAAACCGATCCACGAGATGGATGTAAGAGGCAGCAAAAGCAATTTAGCGCGGGCGCTAGAACAAGCTGTCCTCCTTTGCGCAAACTGCCACAGAATGGTTCATCGGACAAGAGGCAGAATCTTGTCGCTTAGCGAACTTGAGGAGATAATCACCGCACAAAACTCCGTTGGATCGGCACCTGTAAAGCAAGAATGCTAGGCTTTCTCAAGCTGCTGCTTCCATTGGACGATGATTTCGGAGATGTTAGCAACCCAAGCGACCCCACGGTCAGTTGACAAATTACTGAATTTGAGTCTCGATTGATCAATTTCAGTAAGGAGCGACAGCATTTTTTTAGGGCTGAATCCATGGTTAGCAAATGACAGCAGAATGTCTTGGAATTGATTGATTGTAATCGGTATTACGCATACAGTCTCTCCAAACATGTCAGGGGTCGAATTGCATCCATAGAAAACATTGCTCGTTCTGTCATCTATTCTGGGTGCCAAGAAGAGCCCAAAGATCAACTTGTTGGAGACACTTCTCTTGATTTTTATTACGTGCACAGGAACTGGTTCAGCTTCATCCCTCCATTGGACTGCTCCGGACTTCAGAGTCACTTCAAGTATCAACACGAAGTCGGCATAGTACACTTCTAGGTCGGGCATATTGCCTCCTGCTGGGCAAAGTGGTTGCATGTCATCGGAAAACTTGAAGTTTGGTTTAATTTCCTCGGCAACATCCAACGACTCAAAAGCTCTCCAAGTGTTCCATTCGAGAAAAGTTGGAGGGTCAATTACCTTGCCTTTTAATATTACCGGGAAATCCTCGATTATTTCCATCATCTTACTCTTTTCTCGTAGCTCAAAGCCCATCAGCGTCCTATTAAGGACCGTTGATTGAGATCTGAGATTTTCCTCAATGTCCTTGAGTTTTTCTAGGTCAGATGGCAGAGATTTTGGCACTTCTACCTTAGGGATAAGTTCTGGTGAAATGGTCTTGAGCTTGCTAGATAGTTGCTCGGCACGCTTTATCCACTGCTGCGTTATGATCTTCAGGTCTTTTATGTTTTCGTACGGCAAAGGTACAGCTGTTATGCTGCCGTAAAAATTCTCGTAGAAGTCGTTGACGTCATCGTAAGGATGAATAGAAGTTTTCGCTGCAATTATTGCTTCTACTTTTTTCTCTGCCGGCTCAGCTATTTTTATTATCGGAGCATATTCACCACTCAAGGAAACAAGCAAGGTGTATCGAAAATAGCGTATCAAAGCATCTGCGTAATCGTAGAAAGTTTTTCGATGTCTTAAGAGGAATTCGTCTAGCTTTGTTCTGTCTCTCACTCTCATTTTGTCAAGGTCTTTCTCAAAGAGAGTTTTCTGTTTCATTCTGCCCAGAAGCTCTTTGAGCTCTTCGTTGTAGTATCGCAAGATTTCTCTGTTGAAACATTGTACCAAAAACCTCTTCCTCGGTACTCTGTACTTATGTCTCTTGAGACTCACTCTGAAATTCTTAATCTCGGATGCAACCTCCGATGCTTGCGCATCTTTGGTTACCGTGAATAAAAACAATGCAATTTCATCCTTTGATAGATACTTGACTTTCTTGAGAATGCGCAGGGTAGTTATGAATGGATGCAGTGCGAAATGTGTGGGTGGGTACTCATTGCCATTATGCTGATTATCTGGGTATTGCCACTTCACCAGCTGTTTCGCGAATGTCTCATCTTCTCTTTTGCCAGTCATCAGTTGTCTTCCTGCGCTAGTCACAAGCAGTTTATCGTTCTGATCTCTGAAAACGAAACCCCAGAATTTCATCGTGCCAAACCGTGCCCTGCCGACCCAATCTGGCGTACTAGGCACCTCACCTTCAAATTCTTCGCTCCTAGCGAGGGCCTTCCCGAACTCAGCCTGCGTTTTTTGGTCCCAAACTTGGTCCTCAAATTTCGCGAGAAGCTGGAGTTCTTCACGGATTTTGTACGGGCTTCGTGGCGAAGTGGGAACCGACCAGTTTTTTTTGACCAAACGACTACACCCTTAATGTTTCTGATTATTCATTTTTCTTTAACTCTCTCTTCTCCTCGACGGGTTCTACCCCCCTCAGTCAAGCGTTCACGGCCTATTCTTGTTGAATTTCTGAAAACGAGTATTTTTTGATCAGTGATATTAGGAACATAACTGTAAGGCACGCCATAAGGTCTCAGCTTCGCTCCCGCTTGATACCAAATGATCTTCCCCTTCCATTGGAAGCCGGCTTTCCTTATGATTTCAGCCATAGTTGAGGATTTTTCACGAAATTCGGCGTTCTGATATTCGTCTTTGCAGAAGACGACGAAATATCTATCATCCTTCAATACTCGCTTGATTTTCTTCGATAAGATCAGGATTTTCGCCAAGAACTGCGAGTAATTCTTAACGTTCCCAATATCTTTCTCACTTGTCGAGTAATGTTCTGGAACGTTAGCTATTCTTGTTGCATAGGTGTCATTGCACATGGTTCTATCCCATTCCACATCTTCCCTATATGGAGGATCAATGACGATAAAATCAATCGAGCTTTCTGGTAGGTTATCTAGGACCTCAAGCGCATCGCCCACTATAACACCAAATCTCTCGATTCTTTCTTGTTTGCAGACTTTTTCATAGATATCCACCCATTCTTTGTTTAGCTCAATCCCGATGCCTTCTCTTCCTGCAAGGGCACAACCAATGAGAGTTCCACCTACGCCGCACATAGGATCAAGTACCTTTTCTCCTTTCCTCGTGAAGAATTCTATCAAGTCTTTCATTAGTCGTGGTGGTTTGTTTCCTCCTTGCTTTTTCCGAAGCTTAAATCCCAGCTCATTCGGATAAGTCGTAATCCATACACTTCGAGTGAAGAACATCCATTCGGTATTTGTGAGATCGTTCAAAGCATTTCTGGGATCAGGAAGTTCCTTCTTTGAGACTTTCATATCCAGCGTGAGCTGCTTTTCATTGCTCGTATTCATCAATATCCCCACACTTGAAGTCGATTCTTGACAAATTAAGTCTTGCCTTGATTGCCCTCGTACCTGAAAACGTGATCATGTCTCGGAACTAAGTTAGCGAGGAAATGTACTCAGAATTCGCAAAGTGCTTATACTGTGGTGCCAAGATCATTAAAAGGGTCCAAGAGATGGTTCGCTCGAAGCTAGAGATGTATGTTGATGTCTTAGGGATTTTGATATATCAAGGCCCGATGACTTTGACTCATCTTGTCTACAGAGCCAGTATAAGTTACCGAGTTCTAAAGAGGTTTTTGACCTACTTGTTGACAGAGCAGCTAATACAAGAGCGCAAAATGGATGATGATCGAGTCATCTATACAATCACCCAGAAAGGCATTACTACGTTCAAATGCTTCAGGAAGCTGAAGCAAGTACTCCCGGACTTACAGAAGGAGAAGCCAAGGGGACCCCTTATCTAGTGCGTTGTCGGCTTTCCAGAGATCAATTCTATCTTTGACTTCAGCGCCTTGATCTCTTTATTGACCTGCTCTTCACTTTGACTCCCCACGAGACAAATGTTAATGTTAGTTTTCCCGCCAAAACAAGTAAACTTTTGTCTGCAACAAGAAGCCAGAAACTTTGATTAGACGTGTAAGCCTTTCGAGGCTGGCTTTCCTCACTTCTTTTGCATAGACTTCCTTTTTTCCAAATGGCATGTTGCGGAAAAAGTATTTCATAAAGCGTGTGTGGCAATGTTTAATGAATGCTTCTCTCACCTTTTCCAAATCTTCATCATTTAGGATTTGGAGCTTATTCAAAACGTATTTTTCGCTGCCCAAGAGTTGAATGTTAAAGCCGAGATGCTGGAGGGTTTCTGCAATTTTTAAGGCTTCTTTTGGTGGTGGTTGCTCTGCTATTTTCTGCATTCCCGCTTTTTCTGCGAAGGGATTGTATTTGGCCATGACGGCTGGCATTTCCACGTAGGGCGTTCCAGCCTTAGCCAAAGTTTCATGCACAAGCTTAACGCCCAAGCCTATGGTGCGGTATTTTGGATGCACAACAACACGACTTATGATGCTCAGCTTGTCGTTCAGTTCTTTCATTGACATCTTTGGAAGAACAAGTCTTCGACCGAAACATGTTGGAGGCGGATAACAATAAACAATTACTCCGCACAGTTCATCGCCCCTTTTGAGGCAGAAGATTCTGCGTGGACCAGCTATCTTGTGACTTCTGTAATGGAAGCATGCAAGCTTACGCCAATCCTCCGTTGAGCCTTCCAGGGTACGCATTTCCTTAACGAGGTTGCATTCCTTTGCAGGCTTATTCGGATAATAGTTAACGGTTATTTCTTTTCCGAAGCGTTTGTGAATGTGGACGCTCGGGTTTAGATTCTCAAACAAGTCTGTGTGAGTTGTCGCTGCAAGAACCGCTTTACCTTGTTGTCTGGCGAGTTTCTGAAGGTTATATGCGACTATTTTTGCTGTGTCCCTGTCAAGCGTGGCGCAAGCTTCATCCATTATCCAAAATTGAGTCTTACTCTCCATCATTTTTGCGATTTTATAACGGTATTTCTGTCCATCACTCAGCTGCTCATAACTGCGTAAGAAAAGGAAAGCATCGTTTAGGCCTACTTTGCTTAGAAGCTCTAAGCCTTCTTCAAGGGTTTTGCCGACTGTTTCGATTAGGGGTTTACCAATGATTGGTAAAATATCATTAATATTAATGTGGTTTAAGCCCATGTCTTGTTTGATGTCCTTCTCAAGAGCCTTCAGCAAAACGCTTTTTCCGCTTCCGCTATCACCGGTGATATAAACGATGTCCGTAGGCCCTATGTTCAGCTCAACATTATCATAGATTATAAATTTCTCCCATTGGTCAAGCCCGAGACCAAAACCTTCAGCAACGGCCACAACACGGTCCGAAGGCTCTGGAGCAGCAGTCTCATAAGCAATGTTAAAAGTGAATTTGCCAGAAAGCCTATCATATGTACGTCGCATCTTACGAATCAGAAAAAACTCTTTACGCCTTCTCAAGACTGAGCCCTACCTTGTGACACCCACAACCTTACGCTTCGCAACATCCTTACGAACACGCTGCAACTTATTAGCCCTACGAGATATGATTGAGAGGAAGGGTTCAGGTTGCATTTCAACCGTTGCATACAAAGCCAAGGCTGTAGACCAGAAGACATCATCATGTGTTCCCTGTGGATGGTTGAAGGCCATGGTGCCGTCTTTTCGCAGCTCAAAACGTTCCACATTGAGCTCTGTCACAAACTCGCTTCTGTAAGGCTTTTCCCATGTGAAGTAAGGATAATAAAACCGCCCTTCAATCAACCTTTGCTTCATTAAGCTACACATTTCCTGTTTTCTGGGTAAGGAAAATAGGACGCCTTCACAATTTTCAATTTCAGCTTTCTGCATGTCCTCAACAATGTAATCGCCTACGCCAGTCATGTCCACACGCATTTTGCAGAAGCCTCCCCAACGGTCCTGCAAAGCCTTAACATAGCCTATCACGCTTGCATAGCTCGTTTCTAAAGGAAAAATTTTCAGATGACGCAGCAGAAACTTATTCTGAATCTTTTCAATTACTACGAGAACACTGTAATCCTGATGCTTTCCCAAGTCCAGGCCAGCGTAAAACTCGCCTTTCTGAACGCTATCCCAAGGATAAAGCTCAATTTCATAGCCTAATGTTTTCTCGCTTGCGATGCACTTTGTTATAAGTGACTGGTTTAGCCATGATTGCTCATCTTCAGCCCATTCCGCCTCCATCTCTCGCTTCCAACGCCAAGGGTCAAATTCAAACTGCTTACGAATTTTCTCAAGTGTAACTTTATCTAAGGGTCCGTTAGGCTCCATTGATTCTCGCCATGTAACTTTGCTTTTAGCAAAGTCGCTGAACTCTTCGCTGTGGAAAATCTTGTAGAAAATGGAATCCGTGTTCCAAGGTGTGCTGCTGATTAACACTTTGCCTTTGGTGGTGCTGATGGTGAACAAGATGGCGGTGTACATGTCCCAGTCGTTAGGCGTGAAATTGGCTTCATCCCAATAGATGCAATGCAATGTCGGACCCCGTATCGTATCTGGGTTGTTGGGAAAAGCTTCGATTACGCTGCCATTATCAAAATATAAAACCGTACGTTGAGGTTTAGAGCAGAGCTCCTTTGGCAATTTATTCAAGAAAAACCGTATTCTACGAATGATAAGCTTAGACTGACGCCAACCCGGAGCCACAACTCCAATGTAACAACCTGGATTCCTCAAAGCGTAATTAAGCAAAAGAGAGGAAGCAATCCAGCTTTTACCCGACTGTCTGCTCCAGCACATAGCCACAAACTGGTTCTTTTCAAACTTTTCCGCTAGATCTCCCTGATACTTTGTGGGTTTGAAGCCAACGACTTGTTCAAAAAACGTAATAGGATCTTCACTGAGTTTTTCACGTTCCTTTTCAGCCTCTAGCCAAATCTCACTCAGCTTTTTCTCAGAAATGTCCAAGCGAGAGAACCGATTTTTAGGATTTATTGCCCTTGGCTTTTTTAAGCTCAGCAATTTTCTCATCCATTGCCAAAAGCCGTGACTCAATTTCAACCCACCTCTCAAACTTTTCTAAAACAGAATCATACGTTTGAACTGCATCAACCAAAATTCTGAGACGTTGTAGCTCCAGTTTGTCTTGGCCGGACTTGCGAAGGAGGTCAAGAGCTCCGGTTAAAATTTTCAAGGACTCTTCATGCGTTAATAAGCCCTTAGCTTCTACCGCAGTTGTCGTCGTCTTTGATTTCTGCGGTTTTTTCTGGACGACGACAAGTACACCTAATCTTTCCAGCTTTTTTTGTATCGCTCCGGGTGCACGATCTAACTTTTCAGCCAACGCCTTGAGATCCGTTAAGCCAGCCTTAAATAGTTCAAGAAGTTTAGCCTCTTCCGCACGTGTCCAATAATATTTTTTAGGCATGTTGTCCAATCAACACTCCTGAAACTGTTCCGATAAGGCCTGTTATGGCTGCGAAGATCTCGCTGTTCCAACTACCCAGAAAAGCCATGTGGGCTACTTCGAGAGCTGATAGACAAACAGTTATGCCAATAGCAAATTTAACGCCATAAACAAGCTTCTCATTCGGCTGCACAACAATAACTTCCGTTTTCCCACGTGAACCCTTTCGTTGAATGGTCTTTGTTAATGCCTTCTTAATCCAGTCTGTCATGATGGTTCCTCAAACGTTCTTGGCGCTTCAGACGTTTCGGAAGAGTCCGCCTACCGCCCAGCAAGAAACTGTTTAACAGTTGCTGAGCCTCCTCTCTGCTTATGTATTCCACTTGAATGACTTTGACGTTGACGCCCCAAACAAGCGGTATAGCAGTATAGTCAATGTCGAAAATGCCATCCGCATATCGGAAATGATTCTGGCCCAAAATAATGTGCTTATCATTCTCACCCAACAATCCTATAAAAATGCCTATGCTAAACACCGGAACATCTATTCCACTACGCCCTCCACTCAAACTTTTGCCTATACTGGCATCATGCCAATTCACTTGAATAAGACTCCCAGGCCTAAGACTCTTAATCTGCTTCAAAAGCTGCTTATTCATGCTGCAACACCTCTCCTAGCGTTTTTCTTCATCATTTTTGTTTTTTGAATCATCTCCATGGTGGCTATTCGGTTTCTGATGGCTGTGTTTATGTCTTCAAGCACGATGTCTTGCATCCACTTAGGCATCCTAAGTATTCGCTTTCCAAGACTCTCCCACATCCGCATCCACTTCTTTTTCAGTTCAGCCTCTCGACCGAAATACTCCAAAACATCAACTTTCGCATCCACTTCAACCGCCTCCGTCCGAAAGGTCTTTGACGCAAACTTGCTTGTTCATTAAATCATCCTCGCAATTTTATGTCTACTCATGTGATCAGACTTGCTGCGGAGGGCATACAAATAATCAGCCAAAAGCGGAACCTCACGGCCAAGTTCCATGGTTATCTCAAGAGTCTGAGTCTTCGCATCGACAACATACTCGACAGTCAGAATGCGAAAGTCAGCATCCACATTCTCGTTTGGCAAAACCACATGGATTTTATCTCCAGCAAACAAAGGTGTCGTTCCATAGTCAATGACTGCACTTTTAATCGTGAGGTATTCCGCTGGATCCTTTAGCTGAGCGAGAATAGCCTTAGCCCTTAACATGCATTCATTATCACTGTACAGCTCCTCATCAGTATCAACTAATTCTCTAATACCATAATTACTTTGACTCGTTGAGTCCTCTTGTGTATTCTTGAATCGACCCTTATCAAAAAATAATCCGTCAATGTAAAGGTCCCATGGTAAATTCCATTGAGCTTCAAATTTTATTGCGCTTATGTTAAACCATGAGGGATTACCCACTTTCACCCATATTCCATTAGGATTTGTTAAAGCATCATACTCTTGCGATTTACCCAAGGGCAACTCGTTAAGTCTCCAATCACTCATGCTTGTGTATCCGACGGTGAAGTCTGATTTTTGAAAATAATTACTATCATCAGGTGCTAAAAGGCGAATCCAACGATGATCCTGAGGAACATATTGGCTAAGACACCAAAACTTCAGCATTGAATAATAGAAAGGCGAAAGCCCAGAAAGGTTACGATGAAACGTCACACGGTACGTGCTTGCATCGGCTCTACCAAAAACGGAATAAGACCCAACCTTCACGTATATTCCAGACCGATGCACACCCTCGCCAAAATCCAAAACCCAGTTTTCAGGCGGTTCCGAAGCAGGTTCTGTCCATGCATCTCCATCACTTGGGTCCATACGATTTTGAGCCCCATAAATCGTAATTTTATTCCGAACCCCAAATATATCCTTGCGATACTCACTCTGCTCAATCTTCTCACTCAAACTTACGGAACTAGTTTTGCTGTTTCTAGGAAAAAACTCGAATTTAGCATCCGGGGCTACACGAAAATCAAACCCTATGACGCCAACTTTGTCAGCACTTCCAGCAATAAACTTTAGAATATCCCAAACAGGCGTATTCTCATACTCAAGTTTCGTGTAAGTAGTATCTGTGTTCTCAACAAGCTCCGTAGTATCACGCACATGACTCAAACCAGAATAGTAATCCAGCAAATCCTTAACTATCGCTTCACCTTTTTGGCTAGAATATGTTTTTGTAACTACCCTGCGGAAAAGCTTCTCTCCCCAACATCGACCACTCACACGTAGATAATTTTCATTAGGACCTGACTCATATTTGATGCTCTCTGTTCTCGTAGTAATTATCTGTGGAACATTCACGCCTCTGCCAATGTCAATATGTCCATCTTGACCGACAATGATCGGATAGGTTCCGCCAGGACTGTATTTCTTATCCCAATTCTGCAACAGCAATTCCCAGCTACTAACTTCCTTGGTGGCGCCCAGATGCACTCTGGCTTCAATAAAGTCGCCTTGGGGAGGCGTAATAGAGCCTAGAACGACAGCAAGCTTCGGAATTTCAACGCTCATGGACTTCCTTCAACTCCCCTACGATAAAGCTCTGATTCGCCCGCACGTTGAATACCACGAGCATTAGAAGGAGTTTCAGCACTTGCCTCATTGAAACTCTGAACACTGGACGTCGCGGCGTTCATGCTGTTTGCAAAACTCCACATTGCAACACTCGCAGCCATGATAACTGCGATTCCAACACCGGTTAAAGCAAGAAATGTTGCGTGGCTAATGTTTAAGGCGTTTTGAGCTGCGGTTGCTGCCCATGTAATAGCCGTTTTGATGGTGTGGGCTATGCCTGAAGCGGTTACGGCTCCTGTTGTAGCTGTTTCGGTTGTTCCTTCAATCGCCACGGCAGCCGTTTGTCCAGTCGTCATCAACGTGAGAAAGCTGTACATTCGAGCTGCGGTGGAAACAACCATTATGATAGCCATCATGGTGCGCATGTACTTGCTTGTCTCTTTGTCCACGATTCCGAAGTCTGAGGCGAGCATTGTAAGTTCTGTACCCATCATGGCAGTAGTCCTGATGCCGCCGGCAACCGTGCGCAAGCTTACGTCACAGGATTCTGCATGCGTTTGCATTTCAGTGAAGCTGGAGCCTGCACCCTTAATATTCTCGCCCATTTCAATCGCTGAAGTTCCCACCTCGCCGAAAGTAACCTGGGCGCCTTCAAAGCTTGAAACATCGATTGGCGGAATGCTTGGAACTTCCATTCTTTGACTTGAAACTTCAGCGGCCATTGCTCCAGCGTCAGAAGCAACCTTAGAAAATTCTGCGCTTGCCAAGTTCTGGGCGATAATGGTTATGCCCAATTCCCTGAAACTCAATGGAAACCAGCCTCCGCTTTAGCTTGTTCGAGGGCTCCGACAATGTTCATTTCAAGGCTTGGAAGATATTCCTGAGTTGCAGGCCAAAGGTAAGGCTGAGCTCGCATGTGGCGAGTACCCAATTCAACAAATAGTGCGTACGTAGCCTCGGCGCCTATTTGAGCAACCCAATCCTTAATGGTGGCGTAGATACTACTACGAAGATGACCAGTCCTAACAGGAGCATTTCGCATTGCAGCAGCCTTCACATCAGCAGCCCAACTCATGAGAAAGCGGCGTACCTGGTTCTGCATTGCAGTATCGAACCTTTGCATGGCTGCCTGAAACTCTTCGATTCCGTCAACATCACAAGTTATTTCAACGGACATGCCTTTTCGCCTCACGCTTAGCCTTTTCAACTTCCTCTTCTGTCATCTTGTCCATCTGATTTATGATCACAAGGAATTGCTGGACGGTTTTTGCTGGTTGTCTTGCGAGCTGGTTGGGGGTCCACCCGAACTCTTTGCATAACCGGAACTCTGTGAGGGCTTCGTTTGGCTTTTGTCTTCGGATTGCTCTGATAAAAAAGCACTCTCTTCTCTGGAGACATTGCACAGTTTATTTACGATTTTGCTCAAGAGTTCGCCAAGGTCAATCGGAATGCCATTTTCAGAATCCTCGCTTAATAGTTTCTCAAGTGTTATGGGCTTGTTCTCAGGTTGCTCCCTTAAGCTTGCCATTATCGTTTCAGCTTGAATCGCGACAAAGTCGCTGCTCTCAACTTGACCGGTAAGCCTGCTGTACTTCGTGTACTTTTGGATTATGCGGTTACGCTTCGCCCAAGTGATTTCGCTGAAAACATAGTGCCCTGCGTACTCTTTCCCGAATCGCTCGTCAAGATCTAACGTTTCACTTTTCAATTTGCGTCACCTTAAGCTATGGCCAGCGGTCCCTTCGCCGTGAAAGCAGCCTTTAGAGATAGCAGATCCTCCATGCGGCTCGGAATGCTTACGTTATCCCACTTGCAAGCCGTGAAAGTAGCCTTTTTAGTGCTTCCAAGCCCAAACTCTAAAGCAAACTCTGTGTCAGCGAGAACATCATCAGCCTCTTCCTTGCTTTCAAACTCGAAGGTCACTTCTCCGCTGAGATTTCGCTGTCTAAAGGGTATGTACTTAGCTAGGTATCCATCAGTGGTACGAATCACAGGAACTCGTTTGACATTGTTTTCCACAACAAATTTCCAAGCGCTCACACGATCCAAGGTCACAGCGCCCTTCTTCACATAACTCTCGTGAAATGCAACGGCTCCAGCATAGTCTGCATAGGTAGTCCCTATCTTCGCTGTGCCAACAGTGACGTTTTGGCCTTCAAGCTCCAAATTCGCCCTGATAACGTCTTCGATATTACATTCTACAGTTGCCTTGTTAATTCTCATGCCCTTGAAAAGTAGCGAGATAATGTCCGTAGCCGACGCAAAAATACCCTTATAGTAAACACATTCAACGCTTAGACTCTTGTTTTGCTCTACCTTCGCCCATTGGAGAAGGTCAATAGCTGCATCGCTAGGTAATGGATATCCCACTTTGCAACTGACTTGTCTCAAGCCCTTTTTGATTGCCTGAAGATCGAAGTTTCCAGCTCCCCGCAGTTTAATGTTACCAGGGTCTATCCCCGGGTCAATCAAATCTGCTGGAGCCCCAAGCATTGCAGGGGTTGCGGGCGTCGTGCCAAACACTGTTTCAGTGATGTAATAGAATCGCTGTTCTCCGCTTCCATATGTCTCAACCATTTTCTTTTCCTCCTTTTGTCATGTTATTTTTCATGACCATAAACTTAGAACACTCCTGACAATGACTCGAAAAGCCACCCCTTGAGCAGAAACTCAGCCCGAAAGAGGTACGGCTTCACATCCGTGACGTCAATATTCCTATAGCTTATGACATCACAGAATGAAATCCCATAAACCTGAATCGTACACTGAACAAAATCACAGTAGAGGACCGCAGGCGTTGAGCCATCGCTCGGATTCGTGGTTTTGGCGAGAAGCCAGACATAGCCATCCGAGTCAATGAAGTCCGTCCAGTTAGAAGAAATTGTGATCGTTAAGGTTTCATCTCCCCCGCCGGTTCCGCTCTGGGCCTGTTGCCATGCCGAAGCAACGTGATTCCAAACTTTAATTGTTGCACCATTACCAGCAGGAGCTGTACCGTAGCCCTCAAACGTTAAAACAATCTTTTTAATACACTGCTCTCGAGCACCTAACTTGAACCTGAAAAGCATAAGGGCATACTTATTGTTTACACTGACACTTTTGGAATGTCTGACATCATCGCTGGACCAGATTTTTTGATAGTTAGCTACTGAAAGCTCAACCCATGACGTACTCGAGGGCACAAGTTCAGTTGTAGCATCGGCATCGAAAGCTTTGTGAGGATCTCCACTCGGATACCCGAGCGAATAGAAATTGTAAACCGTCTGATATGGCAAATTTCTGTTCTCACGGATGATAGCATTGATTTGAGCAGTTACCTTGTCCCGCATGACCTTGCCCGCATCAGCTCCAGGAGCCGCCTTATCGACCGTGTAGATGTTGCATCGGAAAACCATGTACCGGCGTCTCAGACGTCCAGCAAGCTCAAGCTTCTGATCCTGGCTGCTGTCGAGCCCCATCGTGATTTGAGCGTCATACTGTTTGAGGAGCTCTCTGTCATAGGCTTCCTTCGTCGCCAAAAGATTGGCCAATGAACCGTTATCCTTGACCACACGGATCCTCGTAGTAATCAACCGCAGAAGTGTCATCACAGGATCCTCGAGTTCGCTCAAGTCGCCAAAAGCCTCCTGGCAATCGATTTGAAATAGATCGTCTGGTTCTCGTAAGTGAAAGGTTGCAGAGTTTGAATCTCGTAATCCTCGCCCTTTCGCCGAATCTTGTCATGATTGCGCACCGGCACAAAAGTGTAGAAGGCAAGATAGTCGTTAAACAGATACCCAGCTTCAAGAAGAACCTCTTCAGCTCTCACCGGCGAAACAATCGCCAAAACGTCCAAGGGCTCACCGTAAGTAACAGTCTCAACAGCTTGACGGACTGGATAAAGCAGAACAGTCTCGCCTTTGCTATTCAAAATTTTCATGAACTTAGTCAAGGGCTCCTCGTAGTTGAGAAACATGCGGGCTAGCCACGTGACATTAGCCATCGCCTTTTGCGGAGTGATCGGACTATAGTCCGTGAAAACAGGACCCCAATAAAGAAACTTATCACTGTATTTGCTCACGACATTGTAGGCAAGCTTGAAGCTTGGAGGATCTCGCTCTTTCCTGATCTTCCACAAGATTCCCGTAGTGATCGCATCATAGTACGCACATGCTGGGAACCTCGTAACCACATCAAGATAGCCCGGCCAACAGATCTCTGGCCAATAAGCAGGATACTGCCCCGAAGCCCTAATCGCCTGAATAAAGTTGTAAACGCGCTGGCAGGTCAAACTCCAGCCCTCATACGCATACAGACCCAGCAGAGCGAAGCTCACAGGATCATCATAAACTTCAGTGTCATTGAGACCCACTCGATACCAGACGCCAGAACCCGAAGGTGGAGGCTGATAATACAAATAGAGCTGCTCAAACCCAACCTTGAGGAAGCCTGCAGCATCTGCCATCATGACACTGTACCGAGAGGCGTTAGCTACATCGTATGTGTCCGCCAATGCTTTGAGTCCAATCAAGCAGTAAAGATTCTCAATGCTCATCACAGTATCCCAAGTATCGGTTATGCTGACGTAGTTTGCGAAGCCCCCATAGTATTTGTCATGAATCCCCAAGTTTGCGGGCTCATGCTGCATCGTATAGAGAAAAGTGTACCCCGCAAGTTTAGCCGCATCAAGATAACCCGAAGTGCCGATCAGAGTATACGCCTTAAGCAACGCTGGAATAACACGACCCGCATCGATGCTGTAATATTGAGTTGAAGATTCGCTGGATTTGAACCCGCCATAAGCCTTCTTCAGATTATCCGTGCACTGTTGGGTCACGACCCAATTGGCTAACTCGATTATTTTTGAGCGAATCTCAGTTTGCTTAGAAACGAATTGAGTAGCAGAATAAGCCTCATAAAGAAATTCGATGCCGAAAGCAGCTGGAAAAGCACCCTTTCCAAAACTCTTGTCGCCATGATCTACTGTGCCGCCCTTTGCGACATAATACGTGTAGGCCAGATTGTTTTTCATGGTTACAACATTGCCAGCGACAGAATCAACATCATTCCATTCACTATGAGCAGAATCTTTGATCTCAACCTGCATACCGGTGCTGAACTTGGTGCCATCCACAACAGTAACATTCTTTTGGCCAGCCGGCGGGTCCGCCGTCATTGCAGTGGCTATAACGTAAAAGTAAGGAGCGTAATGCATTATGAACTGATAATAGACTTCTGGAACGTTAGCCACGAGTTATCGCCCAACCGCAAAAATAGTGAAATAAATATTAGCTGCTGTGCCTGGTGTTGCTGTCCAGCGAAACGTTAAAGTGAAACCTGTCTTCGTTCGACTTGTGATAGAGAGACCGCCTAATACATAGCCTGCAGGCAATGCCCAACTTGTTTGATCCCCAATCATAACAAAAACTCCATCACAAGCATTTGGAAAAGGCGTGGTAAAGCTTATCCCACAAGGTTGATCCCCAGGCGAAGTAGGACCCACAACAACTTGTGATTCAATTTTAAGAAACTGATTTTTCTGTGTGCCTTTAACTTTCTCTTTGAAAGAATCTAAGTCAAGTGTTCCGCCAAGCGTTAAGTCAAGGTCTCCCATTTGAGATCACTTGACCTTGGTGTTCACCCATGCCTTCACAGTTGCATTACTTCCAGCAGACGCGTTTTTCATTGGAATAGTGATGATTTCATAAGGATCCGTTAAAGTTTCAACAGCCACAGCCCCAGCAGCAAGTGTTGTCTCTGCAACAAGCTCTTTCACGCTGCCTGTTTTATCTACGCGGTCCATGTAAGCCAAAATTTTGTATTTAAGCTCATTAGTTGCATGCGTGTTTTTGATATAAATCAACGCTTTAACGACATCAGCAACAAAGATTTCCTTTGGAGTCGCAGGATAGTTGTCGCCTAACGTTTCTTCTCCATTTGTATAAGGAATTTTCGACATTTAAGCCACCCCTACATAAGGTACTTTCAACTTTTCGATAATACGCTGAGCCTCATTCATCAAAAACTGCAAATTTTCTCTGCTGAGACCGCTTGGAGTGGCGCCGCTTGATTCATTTACAGACAGGTCTCCAACACGAAAGCTCAAGCCAGAAGCCGATCCGCCGGTAACTTTACATGCACAATAAACGGCAGCGATGTTTCTTATGGCTTCAGCTTCTTCATCGGAGCAGTCCATATAGTCGATGGTCTTCTCAACCTCCAGTCCAAGAGTCACCGCAGCAGCTTTGGCAAACCTATTAACAATTGCGTCCGAAATGTTACCTTCCGTAAGATTTACTCTTTCACGAATCTCTTGAGGCGTTACAGCAACCAACAGCCAAGGCTCCAACAACGTATAGTTAATAGTAAGATACTAGAGCGAAAATGAAAAACATTCTTGCGAAACAAAAAGCATTAAACAAAAAGCATTTCTGAAAACGTATCAAACAATAACAATTAAAAACTGGGGATATTTCACTACGAGCATGCCTTAAGGTTTCCTCGTAGTATTGTTTTTCACTCTCATCATGACTTTAAACAAACAAAAAAGGGGAGTTTTTTATGGTTTATACGCAGGCTTCTGACTATGGCGTTGGAGGCGGGCCAGTTGCTGAAGTCTGCACTTTTTGACGATCCAGCCAGTCGGCATACTCGTTTGTTATGAACATCAATATGGAAGCTCCGAAAACTATGCCTGCCACTTCCACTGGCGTTAGTGTAAGCCAACCGAGTCCATAAGCGATTCCAGCAATAACAAATATGCCCAGTCCAAAGTATATGCCGAAAGTAATGCCCACCAAGAACCCGTTTGTTATGCAGAACATTAAGCCATAGTTGTGCGACTCTTTCAGCCATTTACCATATTCCCAGCTAATGCCAGTCAAGATACCATTCCCGAACACGAGACCAGCGATCACCGTTGGTGTAAGTGCAGCAGGAATGAAACCCAGACCATAAGCATTTGAAGCCAGAACGAATATGGCAACGCCGAAGAGTAAGCCCAGAGTTATGCCGTAGAGTAGGCCTTTCGTCAAGTTGAATTGCAATGGCATTTTTCTTCATTCACCTCCATGAGGCTTTTATTTTTGCCACGACTCTGTTTCCCTCAACCCGCTGTGTGATTGAGGATTGAAACAAAAAAGGGAAAATCACTTTTTAGCCTCCTGAGAAGCATTGGACTGCTGCTGAGTTTCTTGCCACAATTCCCAGCCAAACTTAACCGCGTTTTTCCGAAACTCTTCAGAACGAATCAAACCCAACTCAGCAGCATGAATCAGATCAGCTGCAATAACCTCTGGAGTTTCAGGTGCCCCAAAATTAAGTCTGACAGACGCCTTCACAGGATCCAATTTTGAGTTAGCAGCTGTGATAACTTTGCTCCATAGCCTTTCAACATCCCGCTTTATCAACCGTTGAATAGGCATAATGAGCCTATCTGCAATGTCGATCGCAGCATTCGCACTTGCTTCAGTGAAGCCGGGAGTAGTAAACAACTTAGGCAAAGGAGTCTGGCCGCCAAGACAAAATTGATTCCACAAGTATTCGATGCTTTCACCAAAACGAGCACGAGGCTCCAAAGGCGGAGTTTTAATATCTAAACCGCCCTTACCTGCTGCTACAAGCCTACCGCCATATTTAGGCGTCTTTTTCAATTCAGCCTCTATTTTTTCAGCCAGTTTCTTATCTTCAGTAACATAAGCCTCAAGCGGACCCGCAAACTTCTCAAAAATCTCAATAAGATCCAAGTCAAGCTTAGCCTTAATTTCTAAAAAGCTTGGCCGAGTGCGCGTATCATATTGGCCAGTGTTTTTGTTATACTCCTGCCAGCTATATTCTTCCATGAGAACCCGCATGATACCGGAGCCCCAGCCACTATCATCAATCGGATTCCAGCGGAAAAACATCAGATTCTTAGCTGGAATAAGTTTGCCACCATAAGCTGTAGTTTGTTTAAAGCCAAGCTGAATCTTCTTTTTTTTCGTAAACTCTGTTTCCTCAAACTCGAGAAACTCGTTTGTTATCACACGTTCAAACGACATGATCGGAACACGCAAGACTCTTTCAGGCTTCTCAGGTGTGAAAAGCTGCCAAATCCCGTTTCCAGTAGCCACAATCTCTCGAGCCGTCACCTGAAGCAAATCATCAAGGTTATTGCGCTCGTTAAACTCGTCAACAATCCTCTTCGCATCTGCAGCTGCTTTATATTCTGCTTCAGTCGCACAGGTAGTGTAGAAGCCCATGCCCACGGGTTGCATAGCTAAAACATCAACAAAATCTTTTAGGGCTGTATCCTTGTTATAAGCTTCAATCTGCTTCGCAAAACTGATCTTCGGAGTTTCTCCAACGCCCCTTTTTGCTTCTTTAAGAGCTACAGCATAGGATTCAGGCGCACGCAACATATTAACGACCTGTCTAAAAAATGAACTCAAGGCAAGCCCTCCAACAGTTTCCTGCCCCTATTACTTAGGCGATAAAAATCTCGTCTCTTCAGCCCGCTTTTCTCAATGCAGCCCTTGCGAAACAGCCACTGAAACATGCCCTCAAAAGTTGCATGTGTCCCAAGCTCGTGAGTAGTTCTTTTTTCAAGAATACAGCGAGGTAAAGGCTCTTTGCTAAGCTCACGCAGAATAATTTTCGCAAGGGTTAACCTTTCATCGAGACTTTTCACGTTAACTTGCTCCCAAATTTTCTAAGAGACTAAAAAAGGGGAAAAAAGGTCCATGAAGAGACTATGTTTAAGCAGTGTTGACTTTACGGATTGCTGCCCCTGCAAAGGCTACTGCCAAGTCGAAGCGCATTGTCAATACGGCGCCCTCTAAACTTTGAATTGGGTCATCGTAGTCTTCGATTTGAATGTCTTGCCTTAGACCGGCTACTACGCCTTTCGCACCATTGTAGACAAGCGGATTAGCACCACAAACACTTGTACTGTAAACAGGTATCGTACCATAGAAATTACCGATCACGCCTTCCTCAGCCAAGCGACCGACACGCCCAAGCATTTCAATACTTATGAACTTATCCATCGCCATCAATGTGGCTTCTTGATCAGGATTCATTAGGATACGATCAGGATTGATGCCTGCTTTTCTGAGTGCGGCGATTGCCTTAACGATTGTCTTGTAAAGGTCTGTGTCAAAGGCTTCTGTTCCGCCGATCGAGGCAAGCAATTTCACGGCTATATCTGTGGCCACGTGTTTATACATAGCTGAACCAGCAATGGTAGTTGCCTCTTGGACACTGTTCCACTTACTGTCTTTGATCCAAGTTTTCTTAATGCCCAAAATGATCTTGTGCAAGCCTCGGTCTTCACTACAATCCAAAGCAACGGAGCCGAATTTGCCACCAGTGTAACGTCCCTTGGCTCCAGCAGTTCCTTCAACAACTATGAAATCGTCTTCGGTTATCGTGGGGACTTGATCCTTAGGCTCATCCATCTCAGCAACTTTCACCCAGTCCTTCCAAGCTTTATTAGCCTCTGCACCATGCAACACGTCAGCGAGAACCTTTTGCTGTATCAAAGCAGCGCCTACGTTGACTGTTTCACGCATCGGAACCATCCACAAGTCTTCAGGCCTCATTATCTTACTAAATGGCATACGCCCAAGGTACATCGGATTAGGATGATGACCAAACCCTGCTATTCTATGGACACAAACCCCGAAATCCCAAGCATCAAAGAATTTATCGCCAGCTTTTTCGTGAAGTTTCTGAAGCTCAGACTGCGTCTCAGGATTAAAGAGCAGTGATTTATCAATAATTCCGTCCATGTCAAGTCACCTTAGCCTAAGCAGCATCCACGAAGCACGGCACAATGTCGCCATCAGCGCCTGAAGCAGCCAAAAGCTTCCCAATTACAGCGCCAATAGCAGGAGTTGCAGCTCCAGCTTTGCCAGCAGTGGCTGAAGTTGCAATCAACGCACCAACAGCCAAGGCTCCATTAACCTTCACTTTGCATGGTCCAAAAACGCAAACGTTTACTTTGTCGCCTGCAGCGTCAGCAGCCTTACCACTAGCCCGTATTGGACCAACTACGATGCCATAGCAGAGCACGCTGTTTGCGCTAGCTACAGTATTAACTCTTGCAAGGTCTTCGCCTGTTCCCGGAGCCACTAGTATAACAGGAGCCCACAAGTCAATAGCCCCAGCAGCAATATGGTCTTTAACAACAGCATCAGGTCCTATAGGACCCTCAAAAATTTTAGGCAGCAATTCACCAACAGCCATAACCATCACCTTTTAGTCAATTTTACTTCCGCACTGAGTAGCGGTCGCCCTCAACCTCTCCAATGTGAGCATAACTATCTCTTCACAGCTCTCCGCGTGGACTTACGCACTTCACGCTTCAACTTTTCAATCTCGCCAAACTGGCCCTGCACAATGAAGGCAAGCTCATCCACAATCTTAACCAGTTGAGTTTCAGGTTTTGATTCGTCACTTAATCTTCCGGCGGCTTGCATCTCTGCTCGCAACCGTTTAACGTCAGCCAACAAAACCTCAATACGCCTAGTCATCTTTGGCAGCTTCCTTTTTCTTAGCCTCAAGCAAATCCAAAATGCCATTCAACTGCAAGGCAGACGTAAACCTACGCTTATCAGTTAAAACGCCAAGAATCTCAGCTTCAGTTAAGACAACAAGATGTTCTTGAGGCTCAACGGGTTTAACAGCAGCAACAATCCCAGTTTTTTGACACCCACAAGGCACCTGCTCAGTTTTCGGCTGTTGCTCTCCGCAAAACTCACTAACAATATCAGACTCTTTCGCATGCGCACAAAGATGATTCTTAGCTTCCGATTGGAGACTAGCAGGCTCAATCTGATTCATACGAGCGAGAGCATTACGCAAGTGCGGCAGATCCAGCGAACCATCAGCCTTATGATGAGGCAAATGCCGAAGAGTTCTAGGCACAGTTTTGCCCTGATCATCTTTTTCTCCGCCAGACCCAATTACTGCAAAGGCGCTATCAGGCAAATCATTAATGTACTCCGTATCCCATTCTGCAGCAGTTTTCGGAACAGAAGCTGTTGCAGGAGCAGCTACAATTGCTCCGCCCTTAGGCATCGTTTGAATCAAAGTATCCAGCTTCGCATTGACTGCAGTGAACTCATTATATACGCGCTCTTGAAAAGATTTAAGGTCAAGCTCGAGAGTTTTAACGCGATCTTCAATGCTCGGCTCTGGAACACCAGCCACAGGTCCATGACCACTGATTTGCGCAGTCTTTTGTCCTCTTAATTGCAAGACAATAGGTTCAGGCGGAAGAACTTCAACTCGGCAGTCTGGATTTGGGCAATGCCAATTCTCTTGCTGCCACTGATAATATGCAAAAACAGTGCTACATTTGGGACATTTCAACTGATCAGTTTCAGTCTTCTGCGAAGGAGCTTGCGACGTACTTCCTTCATTTTTATTTTGGTTCATGTTTTTCACTTCGGATTCTGGAGGCTTATCGCCTTCCAGCCGACGGGCATTAGCCCTTAAACAATTCCAAACTTTCACATTGGTCCCTGGACTAGCTGCAACACTATCTTTATGCAGCAGACAGAAACCGTTCAGAATCATGCCATTGCATTGCCCCGGGTCATCAGCCGGAACATGACGACAAATTGCGTTAACACTAACCTGGTTAATTACGCCCTCGCGAATCAGTTGCTGAACTCTAGACTCGCCGACGCCGGCAATGTATTCAAGCCTGCCATCAACTTCTTCTCCATCCAAAACAGCATTATCAGGGAAAGGCAACCACCGACTTTCACCAACATCCCACGTATGCTCAAAAACCTCAATAGGCCCACCAATTAGGCTGCGAGCCCCACGTCTAAGCTCTTCACAATTGAAAACATCGCCCTTGCGAGTTTTGCCAGCTGTCAATGCAGTGCCAAAAATCAGCATACGACTAGGCTTAGCATAATAACGCGCGGGCATACTCCACGGAAAAATACGCGCTTCAGGATTAGCTTTCTCCGTTAAAAACTTCACATCAAAAAGCAAACTGTGACTATGCAAAGCCTCGCTCTTGTGCTCCTCAAACCAAGCCTTAGCCTTCTCTAGAGTCCAATCCTTATCCTTCGCAAAAAGATAACTCTGCACCTCAGTCGTATCCTTGCCTTTAGGCTTACCAATAACAGCCTTAATCCCCTTCTCAGCGTCAATAGTTATAGTACGAAAACTATCCTTCTCAAAATCGTCACTACTACGATGCCCACTCCGAATATAATCACCGCTTTCATCCCATGGAATAGTGGAAACCACCGTAACAGATTTAACACTTAAAAGAGAGTCGAAAAGATAAAAGAAGCTTATTAAACGGTTTGTTTAACATTGCTTAAATATTACGTAAAGAGTTTAATAATTGAGAAAATTGCAAACCATCGAAAGAGTTAATCTTTATTTGCCAAAAAGCCTTGTTGAAGAGCTAAAGAAGGAAGCAGCCATCGAGCGTAGAAGCTTAAACAATTACATTAGGTTAATTCTCGAAAAGCGCAAGTTACCATCTTGATCACAGACCTTTTTTGACCCTATTTCTTAGTTAATCGTTTGAGTTTATTCTGTACTGACCCCATATAAGTGGAGAGATAACTAAAACTAAATGGAGATAAAAATGGCAAGAATAGACATAATCATGCCAAACGACCTAGAACAACGCTTCAGAGAGGAAGTCTTTAAAAAGCTAGGCATGAAAAGAGGTAACATAACTTTAGCTATTCAAGAAGCTATAGAACAATGGATAAAGAAAGGAGAGAAGAAAAGTGGATGAAGTTTCCATAGACCAGATTAAGCCAAGTCCCTATCAGCCCCGACTCTATTTCGACCTTGAGACTATAAAGGAAAGTATCAAACAAGACGGAATGCTTGTCATTCCTCTGGTCAGAAAAAAACCAGATGGCAAGGCTGAGTATGAATTAATTGACGGAGAAAGACGCTGGCGTGCATCTCAAGAATTAGGATGGAAGACCATTAAAGTCCAAGTTGTAAATGTGGATGATGAGATTGCACGACGAATGGTTTTCACCTTAAATGAAGAACGCCAGCCCTACACCGCAGAAGAATACACAAAGTTCTTTAGACGTATGTATGAGCAGATGAGTTCCGCATATGCAATCGCAAAAGCGTTTAGAAAATCTGAGTCTACTGTATGGGATTACATCAACATTTCCATGCTCCCCGAACATCTTCAAAAGGCGGTTTGGGCTGGGAAAATCCCGATAGGTTTCATCCGTGAAATGGAACCGATCTTCGTAGAGGCACGAGACGAGATCGTCGATATTACTTCCACGTGGAAGTATTCCGACTCTGCTAACTATCAAAGGGTTGTCGCGTTATGTGAACGCATCTACACGAAACAGATTCAGAGTCGAGAGGAATTACGTAAGAATTATGTTGATCCATACCTAGAGAGTTTGGACAAGAAGAGAATTGAGAGGGTTAAGGAAGAGGTCGAAAAAGTAATCCCTGGACATCTCATTGAAGCAAAGGAAGTCAAACTGGAAACTCCAGAAGAGCTTGAAAGGACTGCTGAGGTGTTACGCAAGGAGGCTAAGAAAAAGCGTGAGGAAATTCTGACATCTGAAGAGAAGGCAAAGGTAGAGGTTGAGAAGAAGCGCAAGAAAGAAGAGAAGAGGCGTAAGAGCGAAGAAGCAAAAAAATATCAAGAAGAGAGGCAGAAAAGGCGAATTGAAGAAGAGGTTAAAAAAAGAGCGAGAGGTATCGAAGAAGCTGAAAAGCACAGAATAGAGGAAGAAGCAAGAAAGAAGGCTAAAGAGGAATTATTCAAAGACCGCACAGTCTTGAAGGAAGCAGCAGTAAGATATAGTGAAGTAAAAAGGACAGAAAGAGAGGAAGCACGTTCAAGACTTGAACAGGCCGTTCTACCTATAGAAGTGAGCGAAGCCGATTTAGTGAATAAGGTAATTATTGGAGACGCGAAAGATGTTTTGAGGTCTGTTCCAGCTTCAAGTATAGATATGGTAGTAACTTCACCACCCTATTTTGGTCTAAAAGAATACGAAGATGACCTCGGAATTAATACAGAGGACTTGAATCGTTACCTTGATGATCTAAAAGACATTTTCACAGAATGCTTCAGAGTTCTAAAAGATGGCACATTCGTCTGTGTGGTCATAGGACAGTATACCAGTGAGGAAAATTCTCAGTTCATTCCTGCACATGTTGCACATATACTAGAAGAAATAGGATTCAACTACAAAAGAGAGCATATTTGGGTCAAACCATTGGGAATACAAGGAATCTGGAATAGGGGTACTACATCGTTCTTACAAAAGCCATACCCGCGGAACACTATGATAAATATACATCATGAACACATTCTCGTTTACCAAAAGGGTAATAAACCAACAATCTTCTATGGAAGAAATCCGTTGACAGAGGAAGAGGTCAAACAATACTGCTGGAGCGTATGGGAGCTTCCAGTATCGGACATTAAAGACCATCCAGCGCCATATCCAGAGGTAATACCGTTCAGACTGATTAAGATGTATTCTTACGAGGGAGAAGTGGTGCTAGACCCATTCCTAGGATCAGGTACAACTGTGAAAGTAGCAAAGAAGCTAAAGAGACGTTCAATAGGAATCGAGGTTTCTCCAGAATACCTTGACGTAATCAAGAGATCAGTTGGCGGAGCAGACTTCTTGTATCATGATGAACAGAAGAAGCTTGACTTTAGCTACTTAACAGCTACTTTGCCTTCAAAATCTCGATAAGTCCGTCAACTGCCTTGTATTTTTTTATTGGAATCTTATGGGCGGGTTTGCCTACAATGTAGTCTATCGGTGAGTTTACTATGTCCTCTTTCTCGGCGTATCCACATATCCAGCATTTCTTATTATCCCTGCTAACTACCGTCTGAACCAGATAGTCAGGATAGCCGAGTAATCTTTTGGATTCATCAGGATGTTGCTTCGCAGGATACAAAAAAGAATCGAATTTTGTGGCGTCGTTCAAACTATTGTTGTCCGCACTCTTAACGCCCACAGTCTTGTTCCATATAGTGAAGTCCTGTTCGACTTCTTCATGCGTTTCTACGAAAGCTTTGCCCTTAGTGTAATCAATGTTCTTTTGCAGTCCTCTAGAATTTAGCCATTTTTGAAAGGCTCTTTCTCCCATAAATCCGATTGCATGGGCTAACTCGCTCTTCATGCCATGATGGCGATATTTCCATCCTAGCTTCTTTTCATCTAATTCTGTTCGCTTTTTTCCCATTTCAAGGCATTTTTGTATTTCTTCATCTGTTAATGCGACTTCGACTACAGTTAGGTCACCATGCATAAATGTAGGGAATGGCTTAGTAGATTTCATAGGAAATATAAACTATAGGGAACCCTTTATGTTTTACTTATTCTCAATCAATATTGATGTTGAACCTCGGTTTGCAACAGAGAGAAAAACACTAAACCTTAATTTGCAACACAAACCTCAATTACGCAACAGAACCAGCATTTACATCTCTTCTTCTTCAGGCGCCATTTTATCTTCTTTAACTTCGCTTTCGCCGGCGCCAAACACATCAAAGGCAAACCTTGTCAAAGCCCATTTATGACCTCTTTTCTCAAAAAGCCTTTCGCCTGTCTCGTGTTCCAGTCGCTTGTTCATGCGAACTATTCGCCTGCTAACATGCCAATAGGCTAGTTTATACTCGCTAAGCTCTCCAGCCACGTCTTTCGGAAACATGCCCCCACGACCAGCCTCATAAAGCCGCTGCATAATCTCCAAGTCAACTGCATCCTCGCAAGCAAACTTCTGAAGCATAGGAATATCAAAGTGAAAGTAGCCAGCACCCTTCAAACCATTAAGAATAACACGTTGCATGTCGCGGACTTCCTTAATCATCGTCAAAACGCGCTTCAGCAAATATTGATTATACTTCAAACGGCCAATCTTTTCCTCTCTCGAGCGTGGTTTCTTACCGGTCTGCGCATGATATTCTTCAGGTTTCTGTATGGATTGTTCAGTCATGGCAAAACACCAACATTCAACACTGGCAAACATGGACCTAACCAATCTAGGCTAACAAGACTCGAAAGGGCATGCCGCGAAAAGCATGGACTTTTCCCATAGCTACGTACATACCCAAAAATGCCATTTGAACAACCTTCCACAGCCACAGCCAAAAACACCTTATTGTACGTAGTAACCTACCTCACATAACTATCCATCTTCGTCTGGTCCTTGGGCATAACAGGCTCTAAAAGTCGCTTTAAAGTATCATTCAACTGCTCAAACATGCGCTCGTTTCTCTCTGCCCAGTCAGGATACGTCGCAATAATCTCTAAGCTGTCAGGATGCGTGACATCTCCAACCTTAATGATAACACCGTTGCTTTTCGCAAACAAGTCAATCGTAAGCCTAGGCAAACGCTCGCCCACACTAAAAACGTAATGAGCACCCTTGAACCTCACAGTCGACAGGAGCTGCTCCAAAACCTTAATGTCCGTAATCAAACCCGTAAAACTGAAACCATTACAAATTAATTGATATGCCCTACCGAGATTAGCTGGCTTCCGCACATACAAGTTAATCCTTCCAGTCTCAAACCACTGCAGCCTTCCTAAACGATCCTTCCACAACAACCAACGATTACGAGCCCTACTCCTTAACCAACCAACATCAACAGCTCTCACACGCATTTCGGTATACCGAAACGAGGGCAGATAACACCAGCCACGCCACCCATGCAATGAACACTTTGAACCTCGCTCATTTCGATACTTAGATTTCCACTGGAACTTCAAATCGGTAACGTAATTACGGTGACGTGAATAAGGCAAGCCCAACAATTTACATATTGGTTTGGCTGTTAGCAATGGATTCTTTTCAAGCAAGCTGAAAACTGTTTGTCTTAAACTAGCAATCTCATTATTCTCATGATTAGAATTTTTCTCGCCGAGAAAATCTTGATGTCTAGAAGCCCCAGCCAAAAAATCACCTTATTCTTCTGTTTTGGGATTCATTCGAACCAGAATGATAACAAGTGGACAGAGGCGTCTCTGGACGGGCTTGCCTTTGCTATGAGGAGCGTTGACGAGAGCGTTGACGACGATAGGGTTCTTATTGCATTCATCGACTATGGGACAATGTTTACACCGAGGCAAAAACACTCATTGCTCCTTAAAACTGACGCCATTAGCCAAACAGAAATAGTTGCGGTCCGTATGCCGCTTGGCGATTAAGCCTTCCTTAACTAAATCGTTCAGAGCGTTATTGGCCTGTTGACTGGTTACCGTCCACCGTTCCTCTTCGACAGCCTTAACAACTTCGCCGAGCTGACGCCAGCCGTCCAACTTGCCCTTTTTAGCAACTGCAAGAATCTTGCCTGGAACAGTGTCGGTATTGATTACAACGGATTTCTCGACTGGAGCCACGTCTACAATGGTTGTAGTAGCCTGCAAACCCACAGCAATTGAGGACCCGGGTTCAATTCCCGGCGGGCCCGCTATACATAAAAACTTTATGAGGGCTTCCTTGAAGGCTTTTAAGGGCTCCAACTGTTTCAGCGTCGCTTCCAAAGTTGCCTTCTCATCCTTAAGTTGAGCGATGGTTTCCTGATACTCCTTAATATTCCACTGTTTTTTGATGTCTTCGACTTTCTGTAGAGCTTCATGAAACGCTTTCTGCCTTTCCTGTTCAACTTTTTTATTAAACTCTTCTATCAAACTTTGAATCTTCCTCTCTGCCTTTTGCTTCTCCTCTTCATACTTTTCTTTCCACAAATTCTCATCCTCCATGACTTTGACTTTCAAAAACTCATCACGAACGCTCTCAGGAGTTCGAATCCCCCGGGCTACCTCAACACCAACACTCTCAGGAACGCCCACGGGCAAAACGTAAACCTTCCTAACATCATTTCCAATAGCAGCGTAAAAATGTCCCAAGGACAACGTTTGAATCTCTGCGGCAGCAACCTTCATGCCCAGCAGCTGTTTAAGGATCCTCTCTACTTCGTGGGCTTCTTTCATTCTGCCCATAAGCCAATTGTCACATTGCCTTAGCGGAGTCTTGTCGATTCCGCCTATGTCCTGGCTGTCAAGCCACAAGTAATTGCCCAGGGCAGCGCCTTTACGAATAAACTGCTGTGCAACCCATTTGACAGGCGTCATTTTGCTTTGAGGAATTGTTTCCCAGGCCTCTGGGATGATAACGATGACGTGGTCTAAGTTGGCGAAGGCATACTCGATTGTGCTGGCAATAACAAGATGTTGAGTTTCAAGACGCATACCGCTAAGGTCCATAACATTAATACCTTCGCTCAGCTCGAGGCGATCGGAAAAGATCCATTTTTCCAATTCAGGAATTACGATCTCCAGGTAAGCTGCAAGTTTCTCATAGACAGCCTTCATAAACTCGCGTTTAGTTTCCCGAGCAAGCTCCAAGGCGGCTTTCTGAATTTCCTTAAGATCCTTACGTCCCTTACACACTTTCATTATTCCATAGCGCATGCCCGGTTCATACTTGACTTTTTCACCGAGAGCAACATTCACCAAGCCTTCAACAAACTGCCAATCCGCCCTGGGCTTATAGTAAGGCGTAACAAGATTGTACATGGTAAACCCCGCTTCTCCACGTTTAGTGATAAAAGCAATAGCCTTAAGCAGAGAACGGCTAATCAAACCCTCAAGAGTAGTCGTCTTCCCCGATAATTGTGTCATCCCGAATATAGCTAGGTGGTGCAACGGCACAAAGACAGGCTCGCCAGAACCAACCTCATAGCCCAACAGAATCTTATCCGTCAAGCCCTAGCCTCCAACAAACTGTAAACCGGGCCTAACACAAGCAAGGCTAAAAGAACATGCCTAGACCGCTTGGAAGCTTCTAAACGCACAACCTGATTAGCCCTGAAGCCAAGCAACGCCAAGTCTTTCTGACAGAAACGGCAAACCTTCAAAACCCCGTCTTGACTGCCAAAAGACACAGCATAATCAGCCTC